TCAACTTCAGTCCATACATTTGTAGCAGAATCGTCGACTTCTGTCCATGTATTTGTATTGCTGTCATCGACAGGTGTCCAAGCGTTCGTGACTCCCGGGACCACAGGTGACCAAGCAATAACACCCACACCTCCTTGAACAACACTTAATTCGATACCTGTTAAAGTGACCACGGCACCCGCTTCGACAGTGACATTACCTTGAGCAGTGCTTAACGCTTCACCTGTAACAGGGACATCGGCTCCTGCTTGACCTTCGGCAGTTCCTTGGACAATTGTTAATGATATACCTGTTAAAGTGACTAAGGCAGAACCTGTAACGGTTTCATCACCAATCGCTGTATTGAGAGATTCACCTGTAACAGATACATCAGCGTTGGCTGTCACAGTCACACTATTTTGAGCTACGGATAATGCTTCTCCTGTGAGCGTAACATTAGCATCACCTGTTACATTTTCATCGCCGATTGATAAGGTTAAATCTTCACCTGTGACGGATACAACAGCAGATCCTGTAACAACAGAATCACCAATAAAGGTTTCGATCTCTGTTTCTGGCCCCACAACAATGGTTGTTTGACCGTCGGCAACAATGCTATAAGGACCAATAGCAGTGGATAAACTTTCACCTGTTACCTCAACGGTGACATCGGGAATTTGAACAACAACATCTCCTTGAGTTGAAGTAATTTCTTCTCCTGTAACCGAAGCAATAGCTCCAGCATCAACAGTGACACTTCCTTGAGTAGAACTTAAAGTTTCGCCTGTGAGAGATACATTGGCATTACCAACAACAGTTTCATCACCTATAGCTGTGGTTAATGCTTCACCTGTGACAGATACAATTGCGGATCCTGTAACGGTAGCAGTTCCTTGAGTAGTAGATAATTCTTCACCTGTAACAAGAGCAGTCGCTGCTCCTGAGGCAACAGCTGTTCCTTGGGTAAGAGTTAGAGCCTCTCCTGTTAAAGTAACAACAGCATTTCCGATAACGGTTTCATTACCAATTGCTGTAGAGAGTTGTTCACCTGTTAGGCTAACAATAACATCGACTTGTGCTATTCCACCTTGAGCGGCGAAAGCGTCTTCCGCAAATGAGAGTCTTCCAAAAAACATAGCCTTATCCTAGGGCTATGGATGCTACCAAAGTTGAATCGTGAGGTTGTTCAGCAGGTTGTGTGCAGAACACATCCTTAGTCCCTGCACCAAAGTTTACAAGATTATTAGAGTTGGAGGAAGTAAGAACTGCATCTCGTTGAAAGGTTGTGCTTCCTGTTAAAGTACCAACACCAACTTCAAAATCTGTTCCAGACTGATCGGAGATACAATAGAAGGTTGAGTTGCTAGTGCCGATGGCTGCACTAAAAGCTTGAAAGCCGTCCTCAGCTCCTGCTAATGTAAAATCGCCTGTTCCAGTTGTTGTACTGGTCTCTTTAACTCTATCCGCTACAACAAATGCCACGAACTACTCCTTAGGATATTCTTAGGATTGCGTTTGAAGCGTCGGCTGTTGGGAATTGAATTGTAAAAGTTCCTGATGTTGAAGTTTTTACTGCACCAAAATCTAAAACCATTACTGCTGCATTTGTGTTTGTTGTTGCAGAAGTATTGGAGTTATAGATAACGGCTGCTTGTGCTGAAATTGTAGCACTGGTAAAACTTAAATCACTGAAATCAATAAATGCTGTTGCACCTGTACCCGCAGCACCAGCATTAGTTAAAGTACCACCACCTGCAGAGTAAGTTCCTGAAGCACTAACTTCGTTAGTTGCGGAATATGCAGTAGTAGTATTACTTAATGTTGCTGAAGCATCGTACAGAGCTAATTTAAAAGCGTCACCACCAGAAGCACGAAAATCGTGTTCACCTTCTAATAGTTCAACTTTAAAACTATCACAGACTGCTTGTGTAATTGCCATCTTTATTTACCTCCTGGAGCCACTGATTGTAACGGCACACGCAGGACTCCGTCTGCGTATTCGTCTCTGCGTTTTCTGCCCATTTGAGTAACAGATAAGCCTTGTACGGCTGTTGCATACTTTTGTTCGTATAATTGCACAAATGTAGGATTTTTCAAGTATGAAAAGGCTTCCGCTGTTACTCCATATATAAGTATTTCTGGAGCGTTTGTAGAAAGCCAAGTTGTTGTATTTGAACTTGATAATCTGTCAGGTGTTTTATTATACCATAATTCAATAGTGTAAGCAGCGTCGGGAGTAGGTGCAAAAATAAAAGTATTTTGATCCCAGTTTGCATAATATCGTGGTTTGCCGGTATTATTAGTTCGATCCACATTATACTCGTCAATAAAGGTTGTATCTCTTTGTTCAAGCCAAGTTCGATCATTTGTTGCTTGATCAACAATTTGAACTCCACGCTCTAGGTCAAAATCATCAGGAAGTGTGATAAAAGGACTACCTATAGTAAAACTCGAGGTAGCAAATTTTCTAAAAGAATCTAAATCTAATTGTTTTTGTACCTTATTTTCAGTATTAACAATAAAGACGTCAATAATTGAATCCGATAAAACCTCAGATCCTACTTCCGTGTAGTTTCTTACATTAGTTAAAAGTTCAGAATAATTCATGATGTGCTCACTGTGACATTACCAACTTTCGTAGTAATTATCAACTTTTTGGTTTCTGTTGATGGTTGCATTCCATTGGACTCAAAAGCACTATCTCCTGGTGCTCCAACATAAACAGTAATGGGTTCTTTTCTTGCAGGTCTTGGATCTTGTAAAGCAATAGGGTCAGCAGGGTGATAAGGAGGATCTAACTGTTGGTGTTTTGGTTCGTAACACTCAGGACAAGTAAATAAACCGTTCCACTCTTGTTGCAATTCTAAATACTTGTATTGCTGGCCACACCGATCACAAATGGCTAAGGCAAATTTACCTGAAGCAAATGTCATTTAACCTCCAGGATAAAAATTACGAGGAACAATATGAACAGAGGTAGATTGACTATCTTCAGTTAATGCTCTTTGTAACTCTGCCTCATATCGACGTTCAAGTTCTTGTGATCTCTCAGGAGCCACTTCTTGTGCAGTGTAATAAGCTAAACCTGAAACTAAACAAGGAAGAAAACGAAAAGGTGCATCAGGTGTATTTGTATAGGCACCCACATCTTCAATTCGACCAACATAATAATAGTTAATTTGTGTGTCAGTAGTATCGGGAGTTTGATAAAGTGTAATAGTTACATTAGATAAATTTCTTCTTATATAATATTGTGATGGTGTACCTTGAGATGTTTTATTAGGTAAATTTTCATATTCTGATCTTGATATTTTTGTCATTGAGGTATCGGTATCACCATTACGAAATACCACTTCTAAAACATCAGATGCATCAGAAGGGGCAGTGTAGGTAGCAGTTCCTGCTGTTAAATTTGTTGTAGTGTTTTTGACTTTCCAAAGATGAATACCTCGATTTCCCCACTCTGAAAATAATAAATTTAAATTATCTCTTGCAGCAGAAAGTTCATACCCTGTACGTATATTCATGCCACAACGTGCATAAGCACGCTCAACAATTCTATCAATACTTAAATCAAATGCTGTAGTTCCCGAGGTAGCCATAAATTACTTCTTATTTTTCTTATTTTTCTTTTTTACTTGTTTTTTTGGATTCCCACCACGTTTCATTGCAACAGGTTTTCCGCCTCTTTTCATGGCTTGTTTTTTCATAAACATGCTACTTCTCCTTTTTAAAAAGTTTTTCGTATGTATCTTGGCGAGTTTTTACTACGTCCTCATAGTATTCTTCAGGCCAATTTTTATAATACCCTATCTTATGTAGTTTGCAACTTGCTTCGTAAAGCTGTTTGAATTTTTGTATTAGCATCATACTAAATTGATTTTCAGGCTCCCAACTACATTCATCGGTTGGATTTACAAGAAATTCTTGATCTTCCACAGTTGCGGGATTATTAGGATGAAACCCCATAAAATATACATCACGTCTGTTATATGTTTTATTGTAAAAATCTATTTTATCTTGAAATTGATTCTCATCATATTGATCCCAAAAAGGGTCACAAAAGATGATAATATCGTGTTGTTTTTTATTCCAATCTTTTAATATACTGGTGAGATGTTTTTCATACTTGGATTTATCCATTCGAACTTCTATTCGAAGTTTACCCTCTTTTCTCCACTTAGCTGCAAAAGGACAGGCGGGAAAACCTATGTGTTTATTCATAGGCTCTAAGACATTCTTAGACCACTCGATTACGTCTTCTTTAATTTTTTCGGCTTGTTTCGTCCTAGACACTTCAATATACGTCAGCAGCACTTATTAAGCACTGCTGACAAAGAAACTGGCTTACCACCAGTTATTAAGTATTGAGTACAAAGCTACAATGGCAATACCCGCAACTGCGATTTTGCCAGTTCTATTTAGCTTGTCCCACCATGACCATATTTTATCCATGAGATACCTCCTAACTAGGTTTTCTTGGTTTTTTTCTTACTCTTAGGAAACCGTGCCTTCATGTTTTCCCAAGACG